CTTCACCAACAACTTTTATACCACCACGGTCTTCTTTTAATGAACCAACACCACGAGAAGAAACTCCAAGCATCACACCTTCATCTAAAAGTGAAGATGCAATTTTACCCATAGGAGTATTAAGGATTTGTGCCTTACCTCTGAAATTACTACCCTCTTGAGTGAGTGAAGTAATCTTATGAGAAACACGATCAAGATTTACGGTAGGTCCATCGGGATGACCAAGTTCCCCAAGAGCACGTCCTTTTTGGACGAATGCTTCATTATACCTTTTTACTTCACGAGAAAGAGTCTCCATAGGATACATTCTTCCATTACGATTTTTGAGATTACCTTGTAGGAAAACTCCTTCAATATAAAGTTTCTTATTAGAACCTTTACCTTCAGTAATAATCTTTACGTTTGAAATTTCTTCTGTGATGAGTTTCATTTCTTTATCTTGCTATGGAGATGTTACGGGATTGTTATTTTCATCGTGACGTTGATATGTTCCTACACCAACTGGATTATTATTTTCATCATGACGTTGATATGTTCCAGGAGTTCTTGGACTATTATCTGCATTACGAGCCTGATAATCTACATTAAAATTTTCATAGGTGACAGTTGACCAACCGGTAGTGCCTCCAAGATATGAAACAGTAGATATACCTGGTTGAGGAGAAACTGGGTTATTATTTTCGTCATGACGAATATATCCCATTATTCTTGATCCTCAGATTGCTGTTGGTCATCAAACATGGATGCGCCAACTGTTGGACGAATAGTATTAATACGTTCTGCTGCTTTTGCATACAAAACATCTCTAATTCTGTCACTAATATCAGATGCCGACGAATCGGATCCAATCAAATTTACAATTTCTTCCATGAAAATTTAATATATCTATATTTTCTATTTATATCTCGGCAGCTTTACCGTCTACTTCAGTCATTCCACCATCTACTTCAGGTTCCATCGGAACATCACCCATCATTCCTTGTTCGCCTTCTTGTGGTAATGGTTCTCCAGTTATTGGATCAACTGCACTGGGATCAGGAATAATACCATCTTTGATTTCTTGTTCAATCTGTTCATCCATTTCAACCATTTCTCCATCAGTTTGACGAAGAACTTTACTACGAACCCATTTCTGAGAATAATATTTGCCAATATATGGTTCAATAGTTGCAAGAACACCAAGTCTCTCATTCAACATTTCTGTTTCTTTCAGTTCTGCGAACTGATTATCATACAAGAAATCATATTGAATATGATCACTAATTCTATCCCAGTCTTCTACAGAAACAATATTCTTAAGAATGAGTTGTGTCTTCAACATATCATTGAACATCTGAGCAAATCTCTTTCTCAAACGGCCAACAAACTTAGCAAACTTAAGTTCATCTCTTAAAATTTCTGAAGAACGACCAAGGTTAAAACCACCATCGGCAGCAATTCTTGATTCTGGAACTCCAAGTGCTCTGTAAAGTTTCTTTTGGAAATACTCAATATCAGCAAGTTCTCCCAGATTTTGTCCACCAGGAAGAGTTGTGATTTCAGTTCCTCTGCCACCTTCTCTTCTAGGAAGCCAGAAGTCTTCCATCATACTCATATGCTTTTTATCATCACGAATCTCTCCAGTATTCGCATCATATACTAATTTGTTACGATATCTCATCATAACATCACGAAGATATTGCTCTGCCTTTACTTTAGGAAGATTGCCAACATCAATATAAAAAATACGACGTTCTGGTGCTCTTGATAATCTATAGATGACCAAAGAATCTTCAATCATTCTAAGTTGATTGAGTGCCTTGATCGCCTTATGAAGATAAGAGAGAATGGAACCTTCATTTCTATCTACAAGACCTGAAGTGCAATATGTAATTGCATCTTTTGCAATCTTAGTTCCTTTATTTCCACCACCACCAGTTAAGTTTCCTGTAGGATATTGAGGTTTAGGAGTATATACAAAATATTCCTCAATCTCTGGAGCAATACCATTTTTCTGTTCATTACGACCAGCAATATTTGGTCCAATAAGATTCTTATCTTGTTTCTTTTCTTGGCGGACAAACCGCATCTTCATTGGGTCAATATACCTCAGTTCTTTAATTCCTTCCTGAGGTTTCTTAAAATCAATTACTTTATGGTAATAAAGTCTTCCATCAACATACCAATTTCTAAAAATTTCATGTGACTTCTTATCAAAATCTAAAATTTCTTTGATATACTTAAATTCTTGCCTAATTGCTTTCTTTAAATTATCCGTAGCATTTAAATTGGATAATTCAATTTCAATCGGAGAATCATAAAGATCACTCACAATTGCTTCATTTACAACATCTTCGATAGCACCATCCGCTTCTGGATGTAGTGACATCTCTCTATATCTTTTGATTAAATCAAACTCTGTTCTATATTGTCCTTCAATATCTACATATGAACCATAAAATCCACTCGCAATATAGTTATCAACCCCATCCTCGTTGTTCACGGGGACAGGGGAAACTACAGATTTGGATTTCTTTTCTGTATCATCAATAGAAAAACCAAAAAGTTTTGCCATATTATAAACTAACTTAGACTACTATTTTATTATTTAGGTAATATCTTCACCACCTGCTTGAGCAGATGTTCCTCTAAATGCTTCCCAATAATGAACTTGCATTTCTACGGTAAACTCCTGAATAGTATCAGTTGTATCGTAACTCAAATCAATCGTAGACAGATTAGTTGGGAAAATATCCCAGAACTTATAGGATCTTAGAAGAGAACCATCACGATCAAGTTGTTTAACAATAGCATCTTTTTGATATAATGCTGGATTTGCAATTCCAGTTCCATCACTCATTTTATTAATAATATTCATCCATTTTTCAAAAGCAGAACGAATGGAGAAATCAACATCATTCATAACCGTGATTGTCCAGGTTTCGAATGTTCTATCTCCAGCAATTTTAAGGATACGACCTCTAAAGGGAATATCGATGTTTGCAATTGTAGAGGCAGGCAGAGCTGCTGCCTTTACAAGAAATCTTGCTTTTTCTAAAACTTCAGTTTCATTATTTGGTTTAGCAGCATCTGGAAATGCTAATTCAACTTCAAATAGATTGGGTCTTGCACCACCACCAGTCAGTTTACTTTTAAAATCACTGATCGTTCTTAATGGTGTGGTATTTCGTTGTTGGCGACTAGGCATTTTTTTCTTTTAACCTCTAAATTAAACGTTACCGATTACTTCATTAAATGAAACACCAGTTCTGGTGGCAACAAATGTAAGACCAATGAAGTTGATTGATCTTGCAGGTTTGATAAAGATTTCTGCCACAAACTCATTATTATCTATAATTGCAGCAGTGTTATTTGTTTCGTCACAAATAACAACATAATCTTGAATACCTCGTTTTGCCTGAACATCACGGAGGAATGGTTCAACAATATTTACAAAATTGGTTCTTGTAATTTCATCGTTGAACTCGAAAAGTTGATCTCTTGCTGCAGCAGATATTGCATCTTCAAGATAGATAAACAATCTACGAACGTTAATACGATCAAAAGCTGATGATTTTGTAAGTGCAGTCTTATCTCCAAATAGTGTAATTCCACCACCAGGTGAAACAATAACTGGATTGATTCTTGCAGAGTATAATCTATCTCTTTGTGTTTGGGAAGGATTATAAGTCAGTTTGACTGCATTGAGAACTGCACCTCTTGTAGTTCCAGCAGGTGAGAACCATGGGAAGTTATCAATATCATTACGAGCACAAAGACCAGCAATGTCCCCATTTAATGGGATATAACGGAAGGTGTTTGCAAATCTATCATACATGTACTTATATCCACTATCAAAGATTGCATAAGATGATGATGTTAGTGGTGAGAAGAATTCTAATATATTCTCGGTGATAGTTTCATCATTATTGACCGTTACAGATCCTGCAGCAGTATCAGTAATGAATGCTTTTCTATATGGAGAGATGAACGCGATAGAATCTTTTCTCACATCAGCAACTGCAATTAATTTATTTGCAAGTGCTTGTGCGGTTTCTTTTTCATAATTTGCAGATCCCATCATGAGGAAATCTACTTTATAATTTTCTGTATTTTCAAATAAACCATATCCGGTAACCAATTTGTTTAGATCAACCGAAAGTGCTCCACTACCACTAATTGTAGCATTGCCATCATAATTTTTGCCTCCTCCCATAACACCATTGGATTTACCAATAGACTTAAAGATAGTTCCTTCTGCTTCTTTGTCCCAATTTCCTCCAGTTATCGGAGTAAATCCACTGGCAGCAAATCCGATATCAATAGTTCCAGATGGCTCATCACCACCAAAAACAAATGCTGAATTTGTTTTTAGATAAGATCTCCAATAAGAAGGTGATCCTGCAGAATATTCTGCATCACTTGCTTTAGAAAGATTTAGATGTTTTTCAAGAATTGATCCTGAATTTCCAGTAACTTTGCCATCACCATCAATAATTACAATATGGACTTCATCAAATCTTGCTCCTCTATCAGCAGCATATTCTGAAGTTCCTGGTTTATCCGCAATAGTATTCCAAGGTTGAATTGTAGTAACTGTCGATCCACCAACGGTTGAAGTAGAAATTGCTACCGTTTGTTGTGAGAACCAATCCTGTCTTGCAGTATATGCAGTAGATCCAAACGATGCTGCTGTAGAAGCAGTATGAATTGCTACATTTCCAGTATTAGTGAATGCAAAAACTCCACCCTCCTGATAGTCTTTAGCAGTTTCAGTTGCTCCATCAACTTGTGAAAGAACTTTAACACTGATTTGTCCAACACCAACTTCGGTAATCATACCTTTGAGGTGTCCAGTAAGTGCTGTTGTTGTTCCCGCACCAATATCAGTTTTTCCGATTAAGGTTTGGGTAATACCCATTCCAACTTCAATATCAGAAGCACCACCATTGATTCCTGTAGTATCAATTCCGGTAAGAACCTGATCTGCCTTTGCGTCGATAATACCGATTCTAATTCCATCTGCCCAAGATCCTGGATTCTTGGAAACAAATGTTTTACTACTAATTACATTATCATCGTATTGAAGTTGCTCATAGTGCTCAATACTTTTAATTTTAATTGAACTTCCTGTACCAACAAAAGCATTCTGAAGTTGATCATCATCTGCTCTAACAATTCTCATTTGAGCACCATATGCAAGATATGATGAAGCAGTGAGCCAATGCTCATAATGCTTATCATTACTATATGGTTTTCCAAAATTATCAAGTAAATCCTTTTCCGATCCTATTACTGTCGGAAGATCTACAGGACCTTGTGCAAAAGGTGCAACAAGACCACCTATTTTTTCAGAAGATGCATCAACTCTTCCTATTGTAAGGTCAACTTCCCTTACCCTTATACCCGGAGATGCTAAATTTACTGGCATCTTGTGTGTTCCTCTCATCCAATTTACCTAAAAATATTTAGGAAAAGGGGTATTTCTAATGGGGAAACGATGCATGAATACTTACCAGTCAGGATATTCCCATCTCAAATTGCTTTTTCTACCCCCACTTACTCTTTTTACTGTACATACTTTACATTCATAAGAATATGATGATGGTAAGGTTTTTCTACCTTTTCTAGTCAAATAAAAATCATCTATTAAACTTTTAACTTCTCCACAAACTCTACATTTGCGATCAAAAAATAATAAATGTTCTAATTCTATCTCATCATCAATGGACATTACCTATAATCCCACATATATGAACTATCGCCATATTCATCTGCATACCATCTATCCCCCGAATCATCTACAAAAGTGGTTTCACTATTAATTCCATCCTCAATAAATCCAAATGGGGACATGTCCTGATCAATTTGATTTTTTTGCTCTTCATATATTCTCTTTCTTACATCATTCTCTGTCATCTCCTTAAAATATTCTTGTGCTACTAACCAGGAAAATATTACAAGACACATTGCCAAGTCATCATTACATCCTTCTTCTGCCTCAAAAGAGTTTCCTTTTTGTGAAAATGTAGTTAGTTCCGATATAATTTCATAATCAGATGCAAGTAATTTATCATCTTCTACAAGAGTTTTAAGATTTGAACATCCCAATTTTTTAACTGCAGAAGTTGTACGAACTCCAAGTTGAGTTTTTTTGCCGGAAAATCCTGTTCCTACTATCTGTCCATTTCTACCCCTCATAGTTGCCATTAAAATATTTTCATATTCTAAATCATATTGCAGAATACTAGCAACTTGATCACCAATATCATTAACCTCTATCAATAACCAGGATTGATTATAACCTTTTGCTACATCAAATATAATATTAGGAAATAACATTGGTTTGA